ATCTTTATCTGGATTCTTTTTTAACTGGGCAAGTTCTTTAAGAAGAGGCATGAATAATTCCATTGCCGCAATCGGGACACCCGCCTTGACAGCTATAGCCCTCGGCTCTGAACCGTTATAAGCTAACTCTAATATCGTTTCGTGCAAGTCTTCTTCTACTTGTGTCTTTTTCTTTGTCATTATTATTTTAGACTATATCCAGGCTCCCAAACTTGAGTCGGACAGTAGCCATCGTATTCCTTTGGGACTGTTGTAAATATAGTAGCTCTGTGTAGCGTAAAACTTGCAGGAAGTAATCCTGTCCCAAGGTTGTAAGCGTATGCTCCAAAGTACAAACCACCACCAGAATCTATTAGTGCACCTGGATTTGTACCATAGCTCGTATAGACCGTTTCTACTCCATCAATAAATATTAAAATCTTTCCTGCGGCAGCAGATTGGATTCTGATTCTGTGCCTGGTGTTCACGCTTACAGCACCAACAGCGGAATAACTATGTGCCTCTGTCGGTCCCCCTCCACCCCATACACCAATCTTTATCGTGCCGTCTGCTGTGCCATAAAGTATCATGGCACGAGTACCTGGATTGGCCGGGTCTTGATCGCACATAATCATGTAATTAGCCGGAAGTGTTGCCCCTAATGTTAAATCTACCTCAATCGCAAAATTCTCTACCGTTGAAAATTTATAAGCCGATGCAACTGTATCAGGATTATCGCCATCAAACGTAAGACCTGTACCGGGAACAAAAGTAGGGTATCCGGCACTGATAGATAAATTGTTTGAATTACTACTCAAGTCGTCATGGCCAGAGTTTGAACCATCCATTAAATCAAACAATGCCACAATCGTAGGGGGTGTTTCCATAGCTGTTCCATGTATATGACCAAACGACACGGTAGCAGTTTCAGTTGCTCTGACTGCCAAGGATAGTTCAAGTCGCCCGACCCATCGTTCTTCTTGGCCAGCGTTATCATGTACTGCACTAAACATTGCAACTACGAGATTATCAGAAGTTAAAAACAAACAAACTTCATAAAAAAAATCATCAGCCCAAGTTGGTAATGTTTCCATTATCATGTTGTTGCAGGGTTCCCACGACTCCAAGTCTGTCGAACGAAACAATCTAAATGCATGCTGTGGAATTGCACTCAAAGCACTACGCACCTCACCCCATGCACAATAATAATAATCACCAAGAGCAATCACCTGTCCACCATGCCAGTGTCCTGCGATTCGCTCATCAGTATCGTAAATAACTACAATAGGGTCAGTCCATGTTACGCCTTCATCTATAGACGACCAACGCCAAACCTGCCTGCCGGAAACAACATCGCCGACCTCAAATTCCCCACCAAACAAATACCATAAATCATCACTTACATTATAAATGGTTGGTGATACTGGTATTTTGGAATCAGGAATTGTCGAAGTGGCTTCCGCAGCAACAACTACATCATCTGTAAGATTAGTTCCAGTCACAATCCTATAATTATAAGTAGTAGTGGTAGAGCTAAGAGTCTTACGATAACCAACATACAAAGAGCCATCGGATTTAATTACCAAATATGGGTCGGAGTTATAATTACCAGAACCACCACCCGGAAAAGGTACTATCGGATTCGTAACTCCCGGCCACTCAGCCCACGTAACACCTTCGTCGGTAGAATACATCAATGAAGGATTTTCATAATCGTCATTAGCATTATACATCGGTGTATCAACCATGATATGAGTAACAACACCAGCAGCCCCATCATCCTTCATCCAGCTACCGGTTGGTACTCGCATTACATTCGGATGTGTACTTTGATCTGTCGGGTCTTCTGCTAGACCAGTTGTAAACGAAAGAGTCGTTGCTGAAGCTGGTGGCGATTGTGCTTCCTGCCCCCATCCATATAAGGGATAAACTGCATTCGGAGATTCGTCTGCATACACATAATAGGTATCAGAACCAGTTACCACACCTGGCAACATTTTTAAGAGAATCACAACAGTAGACGCAACGGATAACACTTTATGGTCAACGATAGTAGAACCATCACTCTTAGTAACCCTTACATCGCCACCATCAGTAATATGTGACACAAGCAAAGGGTCAGTAAGATATAAATGCACTCCTTCACCGAGAGAACTTTGCGACGCACGACCAACAACAACCTTTTTCCTGAACCCATAATCTTTAAGCCAGCCAAGTCGGTTAGGACTAACACCTGTGCTACCAAGTGCAGAAGTATCAACAGTCAAACCAGTCACGCTATCCGGCACAAGCTCAATCACACCGATATAATCGGTATCAAGTGTAAGGGTGACACTTCCATAATCCCCTGCTGTTAATATCAACCATCGCCAGTTCGTAGCCGACAATGCACCCATATTGCCATCACGACCGGACGACTTGAGCCAATCATATTTATCCTGTATAGAATCTTCGCTGGTTACTGTAAGAGCATTAGTACCTTCAATAAAAGGCTTTCCCTTTGTATATCTTCCTCTAACAACCATAATATTTATCCTTCATATTCATATTGCCTGCACTATAAGCCATATCTTTGCATTATTGCCACCTGACTCTGATTTAATAGATGCCTCTATCGCCGTACCCTTATTGAATATAAAAGCAGTACCGGTTGGGAACGAAAAAGCTTCTCGTTTGTTAGCGTTTACATCGCCTTCAAACTGAAAATCATCAAAGTACACAGACTTGCTAGCGTCCTTTAACCTCACCCTAAACTTTTCAGATGCGTCAGCCTCAATAGCTATACCTGTAATCGTAAATGGTTTAGTTGATGTCGCAGCGGCTCTTACTTCCGTATCAGAAACGGGCCATGTATTAGCAGCAGCGGCAGCAAGCGCCACGCCAGCAAAATTATTATCTGGCTCTATAGAGATAGCGAACGCTCCAAAAATGTTACTATAAATATTGTCGCCTCTTACAGCCGCAGCATCGGAAATATTGGTAGTGTTATCGTGGAATGTAATATTGTGAAAATGCTGTTGGTTGCCACCGTCAAGATTTAACCCTGTCGCACAACCACCTATGTTAATATCGTAAAAATAATTATGGTCTGAATCGGCATGTACTACTTGAATAGCGTTAAGGCATTTGTGTGCGTTCGTATCTTTAGTTGTGTTTATCTTGGCGTTGTTCATATACAAGCCAGTTGTATAAGCTACATTACCCTCAATTTGCACATCCTCTATCTTGCCGCCACGAATAAAAGCGCCAGAACCGTCGATATGAATGCTCGTATTAGCTCCACCAGTTCCCTCAGAGTTGAACCCGCAATGTGTTACCCGATACCCAGACTTAGTGAAAATAACCCCATCAACCGAATCCTCTGTAAATATCGCTAAGTCTATAATCGATGCCTTACCGGTAAACTTAAATACAGAAGTCGCAGAAACATGCTCGTTCCTTACCGTTGCCCACGACCTATGCGAACCTTTAAGAATGTAGTTACCGGACCATGTTGGGTCGTCAGTGGTAGCAATATCGTAATAAGTAGCGTGAGGGCTAATCAGTATCAATGTGCAGTCGTCACCGTCCGTTGAGGCCGCGTCTAACGCACCTTGTATCGTTTGGTATGCCTTCGACCATGAACTACCGTCAGAATCGTCGCCGTTAGGAGAGACATACAGAGTCGCTGTTACCGCTTTTCCGCTGACAGAGTTGCCAACAGCTTCACCCATCGACCGCAATGTTGCCGCCTCTTGTCTGGTTATACCGTTGTGATATCGACTCATTTAACCCTCTCCAGTAGCCGGTCAACCTTCTCATCCATTTTGTTAATCTGCGCCCGAACCAGTTTCATATCCCGCTCCATCGCCTTCATACATTCATGGTATTGCTTCTCATCCACCTTCTTAGCCAACTCGCACTGAACATAATCCTTGTTCTCAGAAAAAGTCTTATTAGCGTATGTGATGTGTTTAGTTACAGTTGTACTTAAATTACCCCACGTCACGGCCATACCGACAACTGATATTAAAACCGCAACAGTCAACGCTGTAAGCTTGGAACTTCCGTTTGTTGGTTGTGTCATGTGTGGCCATGCCTCATCCTTCAAAGTTACTTATATTTCCTAAATTAACATATTAGCTATATTAACATTGACTATTTTTCCCATCTTGTCAAATTAACCAAATAATTATTTTACCCGATAAAACGAACAGATATGTATAAACATCTTACAGATATGAACTTACAGAAATGACCGACCGTAAATAAAAAAATGGCAAGACCGAAGCCCTGCCATAATATTCCCTAAATTGTTGTGAATAAAAAAATTAGCTCATGTTAAGCATTGAACGTAAAAAGCCCTTCGCCTAATTTCTGCAAAGTAACCTGGAACCCACATGCCGTTATAAACTTCCGCTTGACCTCAGCGAGTCTCCAGCCAAACAACTTGTCACCATTGCGTACCTCAAGATAATGCACACACGTCTTATATATCCGTTCCATCTCTTCAAGCGTCAACTGAGGACCGAAGGGGAGATTGTTAATTTCATAGCCTTCACGCATCGCAGCAGGAAAGAAGTCCGAACACTCTTGAGAAATGCCAAAAGGCTTGTCCGGTTTCGTACCATCGCCAGTGATGTTGTATAAAACACCGTTTCTCCGAGGCATCTCAGTGAGAAGTTTGAAATCAGTACGGTATCTGATTTTTGCATGATTCTTCTGCCAGTCCAACGCCTTCTGCATCTGTTCATCAGTAACGGAAACAGGGTCAAAACTGGCCTTGAGAGTATCATCACAAAGCACTTCACGAAAATGAGTCTTCGCAGATTCAATCTCCTTGTCTATCAGAGGAGTTAAAAAAGGAACCGGAGGATCTCCAAACCATTTCCTAAAAGACCGCTGAACCTTATTCCAGTCCACACAACCCATCATCGCCTTGTCAACCTGGCCTGCCCAATAATTGTTCGAGGCCCGACTCTCAACAAAAGGGACGGAGCAGTACCTCAACGCCAGCAGCGTCTAAGTCAATGCTAGTGCGAGAGCCAATAAGAACCAACGCCTGCTCGCGGTTAATTGCCATTATCTCGCTACGCTCCAAAAACGTATTCACGTCATGTATCACATACTCAAATACAATCTTCTTAGCTTCTTCCATGATAATTCTTCCTTTCAATTAAATGTGATAAACTTGTCTAGAACCAGTTCTATCCCATATTATACTAATGAGCTTTTTAAGCAACTGGCTAATCTATTAAAATCAAAGATTACTTAAATGCTTCTGCTCTATTTCTCTGATATAGCCACTTGAATATGGGGTCGGCCTGCTGGTAGATAAATACCACTGGTATCGCAGGGTTCGTCAGAGATGTGAGACATAGAATTTTTAGAACACTGGCCCAGTTGGTAACCTTGTCCACGGATGAATCCTTCTGTAATTATAACCATTATCTCAGTAATCCTAAAAAGAGGCGTGAACCCATGTAAGATTACTAAGTCTACACGAGCCCACGCAACTGTACTTAAAATATACAACACACATCACATAATGCAAATTTATTATTAAAAAAATAAATCCTTTACTTTAAAACTTTACTACTAAAATAAATCCTTTACTACATAAACCGCTAATATGTCAGTAGTTATCTCTATAATCACTAATCGCTCGCAGAAATCCTTTACTTTTTAATATAGAAATTAGAGGCTAAGTAACACGTATATGCCGCAGGGGGGGAGGGGGGATTGCACCGGGGGGGCGTTAATCGCGTTTAACAGGGCGGTAGGGGGTATTAACACGCCTGATAGGATAGAACGGGAACCTTGTCAACTATAGAACACCAGAACACCACCACAAGGCTTAGAACCCTGCTAGATAAAGGAGTTACAACACTAATATCAGACTAGATGAGATAACAATACATTGATTGCTTGCCAGCTATAGCCCATTGATTGCTACTGATCAGCCTGATCGGTGGCCTGCTGGTCAAGTAGTAACTACCCTCCATATTACTATCAATAGGCATATGTCTATATCGTCCTATCTAATAATCAATCTATCAATCACACTATCAATATCGTTTGTGATATAGGTCACAATCTATTTATCTATCTATCTTAATAAAGAGATAAAACAATATAACAGTATATATCCCTATAGTATTACTACTCTCTTAATATAAGAGATAAAGAGATTAATATAATATTAAGAGCAATAAGCATACCATTATCCATATAGTAATAGATAAGACAGAGAAGACTGATAGACTGATTATCTCAAGTTTATTGCATTATCTCAACAATTATTTAATTGCTATAATCTATTGATTGATAAGAGTTTATCCTGATAATTGGATAGATGATTAGATTATTATCTCAAGTATCGTTTGACTCTTGGCCGATACGTTGTATAGTTTAGGTGAAAGCAAGATTATTTACTCAAGCGAACGGAGATTATTATGCTAACTGAATGCCCTATTTGTAAAAAGATGGTTTCTTGTGCTAACCCATGTGAACATTTCCTCGGTTATACCGACGATGGTCAATCAATATCCGAGGCGGTTCGGCCAGAATACCAGAACACCTTTTTGTGTGAGCACTTCATTCTACAAAAAACTGGTGTATCGTGTCGCGTTTTTACACCTGTTATTTACTAGAGTTATTTACTCAAACGAATGGAGAATATCATGATCTATTGTTATGACAATAATGATTATAATTGGCGAAGACAGATATGGGATTATGCTTTTGGAAGCTATTACGATGTAGTTATCGACGAAGGTGTAATGGGTTGGGCAATATAAACGGTTATTATCTTATTTGGAAAGGTTGAAACAATGAAAATACTACTTAAAAAGATGAGTAAATTAGTTGATCGTGTAATGACGCAATATCAGACTGATTTCACCAAACACGACAAGGCTATTATAGCAGAACATCCAGGAGATCGTTTTATCTGGATTCTACATCCTTGGCACACCCATTATATCTGTCTGGACAAGCCAGACAAGTACGATATAACTTTGATGGAATATTACTTAAAGCCTATCAATGCCGGAGATAATCAATTCTATTCTGCGAACCCCAAAACCGGAAGTTTAACAAAGATCAATAAGGGTACTGCTGAAAATCATCTCTGCGATATGAAAGCTAAAAGCCGGAGTCGTCGATCATATAGTCAGCTAGTCGTGGCATAAACAATGCTATCTAACATCTTAATAACAATCGGAGCGGTGGCCATTGTAGGCTATTGCTACTGGTACAGTGAACATCTTACACAAAGGGAAAAACAATGAACTCATTACCAATGTTTGAAAGTTACGGAAATTACAGTGATAAAATGGGCAATATACGGGCTTTGGTCTTCTCATTTGGCAGTTTTGAAATATACTACAGCTATAAAACGCCGGTCGCGTTCCGGCATAATGGCCGATTAGTAGTACGCGAAAATGACTGGGGGCCAACAACCGGAAAACACCTAAACTGGATTGACGGCGGCAATAAATCAGGCCGGATTCAGGGCGGCGAGTTTGAACTGGAACTGGCTGGCATTATGGCAGGGCTTTAACATGAAAATACTTGCCTACATTCTAGCCTATGGAATATGGGGCATAATATTCATCGCTGGAATTATATACCAGCTTGCAAAAGAAAAGAGGTAATACAATGGAAAAATCTTATAAATGTAAGGCGTGTCGATGGTTTGACAGGGGAAACGGTAACACTTATCACTCTGTAAATGTGACAAGGTTTTTAGATAATAAAACAATTGTCCACCCAATGACATATGGATACGGTGACCACTTCAGACAGACCGCCCTGGAAACTATGTATAAAGCTGGCTGGCTGCCCAAAGAGTATAATAAGGATAACTGGTATCAATTCGAGCGTGACAACGATTACCCTATAATCTGGGAAGTTTCGGACGGTTTGAAGCGTGACATGGTAGCAAACGGCAAGTTATAACCTTTAACACCCGCGAAGCGTAGCCGGTTCGCCACGGCAGCGGGTTTTGTATCGAATAACACTAATGAAAGGATTAAGACAATGGAAAAACAGATAATTTATTATGAACGGTTCAAGCGAAACCAACATTTTACACCTGCGCCGGGCCTTAACTGCCCTGTTTTTATGCTGAGACAGCCCGATTATGAGATAGTCAAGGTGACGGGCACTAGTGGCGGTAAGGTTAAACACCTTAAAGGTCGCAAGGTTATGATAAGTTGGGGCTTAAACATCCCAGTTCCGCAGTTTGGTAAATACGAACAAGTTTTAGCTCTTCCGCACCGTCACGCTGAATGGGCCGAGATAGTTTTGGCAATATGTTAATATAGGAAAGGATTATCATGGAACATATGAGAACGAAAGCAAAAGAAGTGCGCAAGGAAATAGGTAAAGTCGTGCTGGATATGGTGAAGAATGACCGGGAAAAGCTCTACAAAAAGCATTGTATCCAATTTGATACCAAAGTCTGGCTCATGATTATGGGTGCGATTACAACGGAGATCGAACTTGTTATAAGTCAGGCCGGTATGAGTGCAGAGGATAAAATACATACAACTAATGATTTCTATAATGCAATGGAGTTCATCCACGACTCTGTACTGGGTACTGATTTATAAACCTTTAACACGTATAGATTTAAGGAGATATGACGATGAAAGTTACTGATCTCGAAAAGTTTGTTTTAGAACAAGTGTTTAGACCGTTCCAAACAGACCTTGGCATCGAAAAGCGAATGAAAGGGCTTATGCCATTATATAATTTAGATACCGTCTTGACGCTATTTGTCTTTAACCCAGAGTGGCGGGACTGTGTTATAGATCGAATTAAGAGAATACCCAACCTACGCTTCCCGGATTACATACATCATCCGCTAGTGGATTATATACAAAGTCAACAAGATAAGGATAAAGGGGGAGTCTGACTAATGAATAAGACAGCAATTTACATGCGGGTATCTACGGGCCATCAATCTACTGCATCACAGCGACCTGACATAGAACGGTGGTTAGAGCTATCACATATCCACCCAGATGACCAGATTTGGCTTGAGGATACCGCGTCGGGCCGTTCGCGGAGTGGTAGGCTACAATACTACGATCTGGAACGATTAGTCTCCAGCGGCAACATAGAGCGTGTGGTGGTATGGCGTGTTGACAGGTTGGGCCGTAGCATGATTGAAGCGTGTAAGTTCTTCCAACTATGTAAAGACAACAACGTCAATATCATCTCAGTGAGTGAGGGAATTGATAACTCTACGGAGTTGGGCGAATTGATAACTAATATCATGGCTTCATTTGCTCAATATGAGGCTGATATGAGAGCAGAGAGGATTCGGGCCGGTATCTCTGCCGCCAGGCGATCTAATTGCCCAGAATGTAAGGTCAAGTGTAAGCCTTTGCCAGACCCACGGAATCAATACCCCAAAGAGTACCGTTACAAATGTAATGTGTGTGGCCGAGAGTGGAAAGGTAAGAAGTGGGGCGGGAGTCGTAAGGGCCGGAGAACCAAGCTGACCGATGCCCATGTCAAGGCCATCAATAGTCTGGCCATGAATGGTATGAAGGCTCCTACTATCGCTAAGACTCAGAATATCAGTATATCCACAGTTTACAGAGCCTTGCGGATGCTTGGGCATTTGCCCGAATTACCTTCGAGTCGGGCCATGTAATCTACAGCCATATCAAAGTCGTGCTGGGTGTCTATATTAACTGAGTCGCCCGGCTGTTGGACAATACAACGGCGATCTGTACCCCAGAAGGCGTGCGGGTCGTCGCTTGTGTTTGCATCCATTAACACCTCTGTCTTGACTACCGCTGCTGCGCCATCGACGTAGTAATACTTCGGTAGTTCCTGCCTGCGATACACCTGGTTGTAGATAAGCTTATGAATCTGATCGTCCTTGTTCTTAGTGTGCATGAAGAATGGATGTTGCTCACTCACTTCTGTAACAGTCTGGACCGAATCACACCCAGTCTCTTTGATCTTCTCAATACACGCCTTGAGTATGCCCGGCTTGCGTACCACATTTGGGTACAGTAGGGCCACATATTCATATGAGTCGGGCTTGAGTCTCTCTACGGCATGTCTCAACACCATGTCAATTGGGGTATCGTCTTGGCATAGACATTCGGGGCGTTGGATAACTTTCATAGGACTAGCAGCCCAAAACCAAGGGTTGAAGCCAAGATATTCTTGCATATTTGTAGTCAAGGCAGAGCTGTGGCCTTCACTGGCCGAGTAATCTACCGCTATATTCACCAATGTACGCCCATTAATCACCTTAACATTCTTATTCTCCAGCCCCTTGCTTCCTGCTCTGGCTGGTATTATTACTACTGTGTCCACTTCAATCTCCTAAGTTAAATCCATGCTGTCTGCGGTGTTTCTTGTCTCTATCATCGAACCCCTTGAAGTTCGGGCCATACAATTCTGCTATCTGCTCTTGAGTCATGGCAGGTTTGACTTGCCTATTAACACGTTCAATCATGCTATCGTGTGTATTTTCTATTGCGGCACTAACACACCACTGGTTTGCACTTGGAATATTATTCGGCCACATCAAGTTAATCAGGAAGTTATTACAGTCCCCAGTCTCGCACAATGCTTCGATGTATTTTTCTTCGGTAATAAACTTAGCTTTAATCATACCGAACACTTGCTGATATAATTGCGTCTTCGGATATGGCGTGGCATACATCAATGACGATAGCGGTATCTGAT